TGGGAAACACTTAAAATCGGACCTCAGTCCCAAACAAATCCAAAAGAGAGAGAAGCAATGGAAAACAGTATGAAAACAGGCGAGGACGTAGACGACTTATGATCTTATATACAGAAGCACAATTAAAACAAGCGTATGGAAACTATTGCAGGAAACTACCTTTAATAGTACCATTACCTTCTCTAGAAGAGTTTAGAGAAATATTTGAAGATGGACTACAGTTAAATGAAATCGAAGAGTGGTTAAATGATAGCAAGTAAGAATTTCCCCAGGAATATTATGCCTCAAATAAGAAAAGGCGACTTACTTAACTCTCCCTTTGAGTTTGAAAAAAGCAAAGCACTAGTAACAACTATAATGCCAGTACAAACTCAAAGAGTAGAAGGACTACATGTTAGAGCTAAGGAAGGCTTTACTACAGGTAGTATAAGACCTATTATAATTGATAAGAATAATTATATTGTAAACGGTCATCATAGATATGATATAGCAAAGGAACTAGGCCTAACAAAAGTAAAGGTTCTAAAAGTCCAAGCAACTATAGAAGAACTAATAGAATATTATTACGGAAAAAAGAATGACAGTTGAAGAACTATTACAAGAGCGAAAAATAACATATAAGTTATCTCCAGCAGATTGTATAGTTTCATGTCTAAATCCTGAGCATGATGATAGTAATCCTAGTATGAGGATTGACAGAATAACAGGAGTATATAATTGTTTTTCTTGTGGTTACAAGGGAAACATATTTGTTCACTTTGATGCGCCTTCTAACCCTTTGGATATTAGAAGAGAGAAGATGAGAAGAAAGATAGAGGAAAAGAGATCATCTTCCGTAGGGCTGAAAATGCCTAATAATTTTATGCCGTATGTTGGTAATTGGAGAGAAATAACTCCAGAGACGTATAAAAAGTTTGATGCTTTTATACATCCCGATAAACCATTTACAGGCAGAATCTCTTTCCCAATTAAGGACTTGACAGGAAAAATAGTAGCTTTTAATTGTAGGACTCAATCACCTACAGATATACCAAAATATATTATACATCCCCCAAAAGCAGTACTTCCACTATTTCCTGCTCAAGTCCGCCCCATTAAAGGTAGAGTAATACTAGTTGAAGGAATCTTTGACGCATTAAATCTACATGACAAGGGGTTAGAAAATGCTGTTTGTTGTTTTGGTACAAGAAACATAGACATAGAGAAGTTAAAACTATTAAAAATGACAGGGGTAACTGGTATAGATTTATTATTTGATCCCGACGATGCGGGACAAGAAGCTGTAGGTAGAGTGATTGAGATGTGTGATATAGCAGAGATACTACACAAAAATATAAAACTACCAAGAGCATTAGGGGATGCAGGGGCATTAACAAGAAACAAAGTAAAAGAACTAAAGGAGAATTTATATGGCTAAAGTAGCACTAATAGAAAGCAAGCCCAGCCGACAAGATTATGTAAGATTATTTGGAAATGAGTTCCAATTTGAGAGGCTTGCCTTATGTTCAGATCCAACCATAAAGAAAGTACTAAAACGAGACGTAGATCTAGAGATAAACGTGGATGATTATGACTGGCTTATACTTGTGGGATCAGAATGTTTAAAATATTTTACAAAACAAAACTCAGTAACAGAATATAGCGGTAGAGTCGTTGATGATAAATTTCTACCCGTAATAAACCCAGCTATGCTTACGTTTAAACCGGAAGCTAAAAAGACTTGGGAAGAATCATCAAGTAATATTACGAAATATATTAAAGGAGAACTTAAACAACAGAAACTACAAGACGATAAAGTCTATGGAATCACAGACACGAAAGAACTCATAGAGTTCCTTCACAAAGCTTTAGAAGCTCCCTATGATTTTATAGGACTTGACTCTGAGACTACAGGATTATATCCTAGAGATGGTTATATGTTAGGTTTAAGTCTTTCATATGAGCCAGAACATGGCGCATATATCGATACAGACTGCGTCGATGAAGAAGCAGAGAAACTATTACAAAAGTTATTTAATAACAAGAGAGTAGTTTTTCATAACGCAAAATTCGACTTAGCCTTCTTTGAGTACCATTTTGGATTTGACTTTCCAAATTTTGAAGATACAATGTTACTTCATTATATGCTGGATGAGAATCCTGGCACACATGGTCTAAAACAACTCTCCCTAAAATACACTCCATATGGCGATTATGAAAAAGCCATGTACGAGTGGGTAGACGATTACTGCCGAAGAAACGGGATACTCAAAGGAAGTTTCACTTGGGATATGATTCCATTTGAAGTAATGAAATATTATGCTGCAATGGATGCAGTCTGTACATTCCTTCTTTTTCAGAAGTTCAACACCGCACTAGTAAAGAATGATAGACTTTATGGAGTCTACAGAGACATACTACTAAAAGGAACAAGATTCTTGACAGATATTCAAGACAACGGTGTGCCTTTTGATAAAGATAGACTAGAAAAATCCACAGTGCTTATGCAATATGAGATTGATAAAGCTATCAAAAACTTATACGAATTTACAGAGATAAAAACATTCGAAGCAGCACAAGGAAAAGATTTCAATCCAAATAGTACAATGCAACTAAGAGCATTATTATTTGACTATTTGGGACTACAACCAACAGGCAAGAAAACCGGCACGGGTGCGGACAGCACTGATGCGGAAGTACTAGGTCAATTGGCTGAAGAACATCCAGTACCGCAGTTAGTACTTGATATAAGACAAAAAGTTAAAATCAAGAGTACATATCTTGACAAAATTTACCCACAACTTGACAGAGACAGCAGACTTCGCACAGGTTTCAATCTACATGGCACGACTTCAGGAAGACTTTCTTCAAGTGGTAAAATGAATATGCAACAAATACCGAGAGACAATCCAATTGTAAAAGGATGTATAAGAGCTGCAGAAGGCAACAAGATAGTTGCAATGGACTTAACAACAGCTGAGGTATATTGTGCGGCTGTGCTTGCAAACGATAAGAATCTCATGGGAGTATTCCAAAGCGGTGGAAACTTTCACAGTAACATTGCGAAGTTAGTTTTCGACTTACCTTGTGATGTTGATGAAGTTGCTACACAATACAGTACTCAAAGACAGATGGCAAAAGCTGTAACCTTTGGTATTATGTACGGTGCAGGGCCGAAAAAGATCAGTGAACAAGTTACCAAAGATAGTGGCAAATACTTTAGTATGAATGAAGCAAGTGCTGTTATTAAAGATTACTTCGAACAGTTTGCAGGACTTAAGCAGTGGTTAGACGACCAGAAAAGATTTATACAAGATAATGGTTTCATTTATAGTCATTTCGGAAGAAAAAGAAGATTACCAAATGTATTCTCCTCTGATAAAGGTATTGCATCACACGAAGTAAGATCGGGTATTAATTTTCTAGTACAGTCGATCGCTTCTGATGTTAACCTTCTTGGAGCTATAGATGCTCATCAAGAGATAAAAGATCTAGGCTTACAAGAAGATATGAGAATATTTGCTCTTGTACATGACTCAGTTCTTGCAGAAGTAAAAGAAGAATATGTAGACCAGTACTCAGCTATACTACTTAAAGCTATACAAAAAGACAGAGGATTAAATATCCCTAACTGTCCAATTGGATGTGACTTTGAAGTAGGAGAAGATTATTCAATGGGTAAATTCGCTAGTAAGTATGAAAATATCTGATGTTAGATTTCCAATTTATGTCGTGCATACCGATGATATTATAAATCGGGACGGCATACTTTGGTGTGAAGGATCAGTAATAGATGACACGAATGTAAAAGGCTCTAGTATAGGTGAGCGAAGATTAAAAACTCCTATGAAAAATTTATATAGTTTGAGACTCATGTTAGACAACTTTGTCGACATGTCAAAGCACAGAGGTAAGTTCTATGTAGACTCAAATGGTAAATTTTTTATATATGAGAAAAGTATAACAGCAAAATTAAAATATCACAAGATAAAAAGAATAGTACCAAAGGGAGTAGCAAGCCTACTACACCTTCATGGAGTTGATACACCGTTTGAAATAAAGAGATTACCTTCAAACTTTGAACAGTACGCAGGAGTATTATACATAAGAAATATTCCTAGTTATTTATATGAGTTGAGTACAAATAAGAAAAAAGATACTTGGAGAAAAGTATGAAAATAAGTGTAGAAATAGACACAGAAAAAGAACAAGATTTAGAAACAATAAGAGAACTAGTAGAAATACTAAAGGAGATCTTATCATGATTAAAAAATTATGGAGATTATGGGCAAAGTCTCTAGGTGAGAAAGTAGGAGTATCTGACAAGGATGCAAATAGAATAGCTATGCTAAGAAGTGTAATAGTATGGGTTAATTTTATTACCTGTTTTTTCATTATTGCAAATACGTTAAGGCATTGGTAGAATGAAGGCCGTATTGAGTAACAGAATATTTATGGAAGTAACAGATGCTTACCAGTTGCAACTCGACGAAGAGTTAACATATTCAATACCGCCAAGACGTCCAACAGATCCGCCTATCATTATAAAGAATATGGCAATAATTCGAAAAGGTTTAGTTACTATACCTATCGGAAGAACGGATTTGATACCAAGCGATTACGTTATAGTAGACAAACGAGTTAATAAACCAATCGAAGGTTTTGACTTTCAGTTTACTTTACGAGATTCCCAGCAGTCGGTATATGACGACATCCAAGGCAGTGCTATAATTAACGCTTGGGTCAGTTGGGGAAAGACATTTACAGCTTTAGCTATCGCAAATAAGCTAAAACAGAAAACGCTTATAGTAACACATACGTTAGCGTTACGATCACAGTGGGAAAAAGAAGTAGAAAAAGTCTTCGGGGTCTCAGCGGGTGTGATTGGATCAGGCAAGTTTGAAATGGATAAGGATATTGTCGTGGGGAATGTACAAACTTTGTACAGAAATCAGGATAAAATCGCAAACGAGTTCGGTACTATTATTCTTGATGAAATGCATCATGTTAGTAGTCCAACTTTTACACGAATTATCGACTCAAGCAAGGCTACAAATAAAATCGGACTTACAGGTACGATGCAAAGAAAAGATGGTAGACATGTGGTTTTCAGAGATTACTTTAGTAATACAGTATATAAACCACCAAGAGAAAACTACCTTACACCTAGAGTAGAGGTTATAAAATCTGGCATACGCTTCTTAGATGGAGCAAACGTTGCCTGGGCTACTCGAATAAATGCTCTTGCATATGATTGGGAATACCAAAACATATGTGGAGTACTAGCGGCAGGTTATGCTGCAAAAGGACACAAAGTATTAGTTGTCTCTGATAGAGTTGAGTTTCTGAAAAGAGCCGCTCAATTGGTAGGTGACAATGCAGTTTGTGTAACTGGAGATGTCTCACACGAGGAACGACCAGCACTAATGAAACAAGTATTTGAAGACAAGGATGTACTCTTTGGAACTCAAAGTATATTTTCAGAAGGCATATCTTTAGATTGTCTAAGCTGTCTCGTATTGGCAACCCCAGTAAACAACGAACCCCTACTAACACAGCTTATTGGTAGAATAATAAGGCTATATGAGGGTAAACCGCAACCAGTAATTGTGGACATACACTTAGAAGGTCGAACAGCAAGAAAGCAGGCAAATGCGAGAATGGGGTACTATATGAAACAAGGCTATGAAGTTAATACAATATAGCATAGAAAAATATTTCTTGACATGGAGTTAAATTTTTGATATAATATGTTATTCTATAATTGGAAAAAGATACAAAAAGAGACCAAGGGATCTGTAAAAGATATCCTTACGGTGCTTCACATTTTAACATATAAAATGCCTCCAGTTAATAGGAACGATAGAATATTCAAATATTGGCAAAAAAGTTTTCATGGACATAGCTTCCTTGTAAACCCAGAAGCCTTGTTTATTCAAAGAAACCGATATTCAGATAGCGAGATTGCACAGTATGCAGGTATCGCATCCTTACGCAACTATTATGAATATCAAAAAACGAAAGATACCACACTAGACCTCTTCTTCTATGATGGAAGTGAGGACATAATAAAAAGAAACAGACTACTCTGGATTGAAGATGATTGTATTCATTTTAAGTTCGAAGAAGTCACATTAGGAGAACTAACATGGCATTGAGTTTTAATCAAGCTAAGGGCGAAGCCCAAAAAAGTAAAATCGATAGCTACACATATGTAGAAGGCGATAATAAAGTAAGACTAGTTGGAGACATATTACCAAGATATGTTTACTGGCTAAAAGGTGAAAACGGCAAGAATTTACCATTCGAATGTCTGTCATTCGACAGAAACACAGAATCCTTTAACAACGTAGAGAAAGATTGGGTGAGAGAATACCATCCAGAGCTGAAATGCGGTTGGAGTTATGCAATACAGTGCATACACGAAGGCAAAGTAAAAGTGCTAAACTTAAAGAAGAAACTATTAGAGCAAGTTATGGTTGCTGCTGAAGATCTTGGAGATCCAACTGATGTTACAACTGGTTGGGATGTATGCTTCAAGAGAGTTAAAACAGGCCCAATGGCTTATAATGTTGAGTATCAATTACAAGCATTAAAATGTAAGCCAAGACCTTTAACAGAAAGCGAATCTGAACTAATAACAGAACTTAAGTCTATGGATGAAGTCTTAACAAGACCTACACCAGACGCTCAAAAAGAACTTCTTGATAGACTAAGAGAAGGTGCGGCTAACTCCAAACCAGACGAGTCTATTAGCGACGAATTTGACATTAGTTAAGGAATAACATGATTTTATTTACAGCAGACTGGCATATTAAGCTAGGACAAAAGAACGTACCGATGGCATGGGCATGCTCACGCTATAAGATGTTTTTTGACCAAATAGAAGATGTTGTTCAGAATCATGATGTTACTTTACATATCATTGGCGGGGACTTGTTTGATCGAGTCCCTTCAATGGATGAGCTTACTTTGTATTTTGACTTTGTTAAGAATACAAAAGTAGAAACAATTATCTATGATGGCAATCATGAAGCTACTAGAAAGCACAGAACATTTTTTGATAACTTAATTAAAGTTACAACACAGTTAAATCCTCTAGTAAAGGTAATTACAGAAACAGTTGGAGAGTTTAGTAACTATGCTATACTTCCATATGCTGATCTACACAAGAAGAACAGTATAGAAAATATCAACTCAGAAGTACTATTTACACATGTTCGTGGCGAGATACAGCCCCATGTAGTGCCTGAAGTTGACTTAGAAAGATTTGAAAAGTTTAAAGTAGTATTTTCAGGAGATTTACACTCACACGAAAACACACAAAGAAATATAGTGTATCCTGGAAGTCCAATGACTACATCTTTCCATAGAAACATAGTAAAGACTGGGTATATAGTAATAGATCCAGGCACCTGGGATTGGACGTGGCATGAGTTTGACTTACCTCAGCTACTAAGAAAGACAGTTACAAGTGAAGATGAAATGGTTCAAACAGATTTTCATCACACTATCTATGAGATCGAAGGAGATGTGTCAGATTTAAGTAACATAAAAAACAGCGAGTTACTTGATAAAAAAGTCATAAAAAGAAAAACAGAAGCAACACTTATACTCGACAAAGAAATGACAATAGAAGAAGAGTTAAATGAGTATTTGAGTTACATTTTGGAATTAAATAACAGTAAAGTAAAAAATATATTAGGAGTATTTAGTGATTACGCTAAAGAAGTTGAAGTGGAATAATTGTTTTAGTTATGGTCTTGATAACGAATTAGACCTAACAGAAAGCATAGTAACTCAGTTAGTCGGTACAAATGGTGCTGGTAAATCTTCTATACCTTTGATATTAGAAGAAGTATTATTCAACAAAAATTCAAAAGGTATAAAGAAAGCAGACATTCCAAATAGGGAAGCAAACGATGGCTATAGTATCTCTCTCGACTTCCAAATAAATGAAGACGAGTACAAAATTGATGTTGTTCGTAAGGGTAATATAAAAGTAAAGTTTTATAAAAATGATGAAGATATGTCTAGTCATACAGCAACAAATACCTATAAGAGTATTGAAGAAGCTATTGGTATAGATCATAAAACTTTTTCTCAGATTGTATATCAAAATACCAATGCAAGTTTACAATTCTTAACTGCTACTGATACTAATAGAAAGAGATTCCTAATAGACTTATTGCAGTTAGATAGATATGTAAAATTCTTTGAAGTATTTAAAGAAAAATCACGAGAAATATCAAGTCAAATTTCAGGTACACAAGGGAAAATCGATACAATTGAAAAGTGGTTATCAGATAATAAATTGGAAGATACATCACTACTTTCGAAAATCGAATTACCAATCTACTCGGAAGAAGATGACAAAACTTTACGTTCATTACAAGTAGAATTCCAAAATATTTCAGAAATTAACAAAAAGATTAACAAAAATAATTTTACAAAAGAACAACTAGATAGTATAAATCTGAATAAATATAAAAAAGATATAGAAACACATGGTAAAGTTACTAACACTACAGGTCTAGAAAGAGAAATAACAGTACATGAGTACAAAATAAAACAAAATAAAGCAGAGATAGCTGAATATGAAAAGCTAACAGGACAATGCCCTACTTGTAACCAGCAAATAGATGAAGATTTTGTTCAACAGAAAGTAACAGAACACAGTAATAATGTTACTAGCACAACCGAAAAGCTAGTAGTAAAACAAAAAGAACTAAAAGAAACACAAGAAACAAATATTGTAGTAACTGTTGCTAAAAGAAAAATAGAAGAGTGGGAAGATCTTTTTAGAGATTTAGATAGAACCTTACCTACTGAAGTATTACAAGCAGAAAATTTACAAAAGAAAATAACTACCCTTAGTGAAAAAATCAAAGAAGAAAGAAAGTCATTAAAAGAAGTAGTTAGTCAGAATGAACAAATAGAAAGACATAACACTCGTATTTCTATTGTAAAAGAACAACAAGATGATTTTGAAACACAACTAAGTAACCTATATAAAGGTCACAGAGAAGTACAAAATAAATTATCTAGTATAGAAGTGTTGAAGAAAGCATTTAGTACTAACGGACTACTTGCTTATAAGATAGAAAATTTAGTAAAAGATTTAGAAGAACTTACTAATGAGTATCTTGCTGAACTATCTGATGGTAGGTTTAGTTTGGAGTTTGTAGTATCAAACGATAAGTTAAATGTCTCCATAGATGACAACGGAAAGTCAGTAGAGATCCTAGCATTGAGTGCGGGAGAGTTAGCAAGAGTTAACACCTCTACTCTACTTGCTATTCGTAAACTCATGAGTAGTATTTCTAAGTCACGAATAAACGTTCTTTTCCTAGATGAAGTAACAAATGTGTTAGATGAACAGGGAAAAGAAAAACTTGTAGAGATTCTACTAAGAGAGGAAAATTTGAATACATACATAGTATCACACGGATGGACTCATCCTTTATTGTCTAAAATAGAAGTTATAAAAGAAGACAAAGTGAGTCATTTAGATGGTTAATCCAAGACAGAAAGGTAATAGAGGAGAGCAACAAGTAATGTCTCTTCTAGATAGACTAACAGAAGAGAAATGGGAGCAGACTCCAGGTTCTGGTAGTGGAAAGATAAAAGGAGACTTAAGAGTTCCTGGTAAACATAATTTATTTTGTGTAGAAGTTAAGTTCTATAAGCATGTAGGATTTGATGCAAAGATATTTACACAAAAAAGTAATAACTTATTTAAATGGTGGAGTAAATTAGTAAAGCAATCACAACAGATGAAGCAAGAGCCTCTCTTAATATTTAGAGAGAATCATGGCAAATTCTTTGTTGCTACAGTAAGAGAACCAAAAAATACATTAAGATATATGCATATTGCCTGGCTGGGTGCATACGTTCTTATCGCAGAAGACTGGCTAGATAAAGAGGAGATAAAATTTACAAATGGCGATTACATTCTCAAGCCTTGGCGACCCGGCTCCGACTGGGAACTTGCTGATAGTTGATGCACTTAACATTGCATTTAGATGGAAGCACCAAGGGGTAACAGATTACAAGTATGATTACGTAAGAACAGTAGAAAGTCTAGCGAAATCATATAATGCAGGTACAATTATTATTTGTGCCGATGGCGGAAGTAGCTATAGAAAAGCTATCTTTCCCGAATATAAAGCAAATAGAAAAGAAAAATATGCAGAACAAACTGAGCAGGAAGCTAAAGAGTTCGAGATATTTATGGCAGAATTTAGTAATACTTTAACGCTACTAAAGAAAAGTCATCCAGTATTTCAATTCAAGGGAGTTGAGGCTGATGATATAGCAGCGTATATAAGTATGAACTTAGATAAGTTTAATTTTGACGAGTGTTGGATGATATCATCTGACCGAGATTGGGATTTACTTATTAATGAAAAAGTTTCAAGATTTAGTACAGTAACTCGTAAAGAGGTAACACTAGATACTTGGGACGAACACTACGACTTTGAAGTTGAAGATTATATCACCTTCAAATGTCTAACTGGCGATAAAGGGGATAATGTTCCAGGAATACCTGGAGTTGGCCCAAAGCGCGCAGTTCAATTAATGGAACAATACGGAAACGTTTTCGACATCTACGGTGCATGTCCAATAGAGGGAAAATATAAATATATAGAATCTCTTAACGAAAATGCAGAGCAACTCTTAATGAATGTGGAACTAATGGATTTAGTAACATACGCAGGAGAAGCTATTGGAGAAGAAAACAAGCAAATTATAGATTTAGGAATACAAAGGCATAGAAATGGTAAAAATTGATTTTAGTAAAGACAAACTACTTGACGAGTTCAGTAAGAAAACTCTCAAGGATAGATATCTCGTAGGAGATGAATTAAGTCCTCAAGAAGGTTTCGCCCGTGCGGCAGAAGCTTTTGCAGACGACCAAGACCACGCACAGCGTATATATGACTATGCCAGTAACTTATGGTTTATGTTTGCTACGCCCGTGTTATCAAACGGTGGAACAAAAAGAGGTCTACCGATAAGTTGTTTTCTCAATTATGTAGATGACAGCAGAGAAGGAATTACAGGACATTATACTGAGAACGCATATCTATCATCAATGGGTGGTGGAATCGGCGGCGGGTGGAGCGATGTTAGGTCACAAGGGACAAAAACGTCGAAAGGCTCTGAGTCTACAGGTGTAATTCCATTTATGAAAGTAGTAGATGCAGAAATGCTGGCATTTAGCCAAGGAGTAACTAGACGGGGTAGTTATGCTTCTTATCTACACATGAGTCACCCCGAAATAGAGGAGTTTTTAGATGTTAGAAAGCCAACTGGTGGAGATGCTAATCGTAAGTGTATTAATCTTCATCACGGTGTCGTGGTTCCAGACAAGTTCATGGAAATAATTCATAGAGCTTCACATGAAGAAGGCTTCAGTGACGACTGGGATCTCGTTGATCCGCATAGTGGAGAAGTAAAGAAAGTTGTTAGTGCAAGAACACTTTGGGTAAAGTTACTGCAAAATCGTATGGAAACGGGAGAACCATATTTGATGTTTGAAGATGCCGTACAGGCAGACTTACCCGACTTTCAACAAAGAAAAGGACTGAAAGTAAATCATTCTAATCTTTGTTCAGAGATAACTCTTGCCACGAATGAAGAAAGAACAGCAGTTTGTTGTCTTTCAAGTGTAAATTTGGAGTATTTTGATGAGTGGAAAGATCACCCAGCTTTTATACCCGACTTAATACGTTTTCTTGACAACGTTCTTACTCACTTCATTGCAAATGCTCCAGACGAGCTTGAAAGAGCTAAGTATAGTGCAGAAAGAGAAAGAAGTATTGGTTTAGGTGCAATGGGCTTCCATGCGTACTTACAGAAGAATAGTATATCTTTTGAAGGTTTAGGAGCAACAGCCACAAACATGAGAATGTTTGAACACATAAAAACTCAAGCACAAAAAGAAACAGAAAAACTTGCAGTAGAAAAAGGCGCATGCCCAGATGATGATACATGTTCAGTAAGAAATGCTCATCTATTGGCAATCGCTCCAAATGCTTCAAGTAGTATTATTTGTGGAAACACAAGTCCAAGCATTGAGCCATATAGAGCAAATGCTTACACACAGAAAACTAAGTCTGGTTCTTCGTTAATGAAGAATAAATTTTTAGAAGAAGTACTAGAAAAGTATGATCAGAATAATGATGCTACTTGGACAAGTATTATAACAAATAAAGGAAGCTGTCAACATTTAGAGTTCTTAACTGATGAAGAAAGAGAAGTTTTTAAAACAGCAGTGGAAATAAATCAGTCATGGGTAGTAGAACACGCGAGTATGAGACAACAGTTTGTGTGTCAATCACAAAGTGTGAATCTATTCTTCCCGCCTGATGTAAACAAAGCGGATTTGCACAACATTCATATGCTAGCATGGGCAAAGAATATGAAGACTCTTTACTATTTACGAAGTGAAGCGATTAGTCGTGCGGATAATGTATCAAATAAAGTAAAAAGAGAGATAATTTTTGAGCAATCAGATTGTCTAAGTTGTGAGGGATAAATGAATTTACTAGAAGAAAGAGATTATTATAAGCCTTTTAACTATCCGTGGGCATTTGAGTTTTACAAAAAACAACAACAAATGCATTGGTTACCGGAAGAAGTGCCATTACAGGATGATATAAAAGATTATAAAGAAAAACTTACACCAGCAAATAGAGCATTGGTAGATAATATCTTCCGATTCTTTACACAGGCTGATGTGGACGTATGTTGTGGGTATGCAAAGCATTACTTACCAACATTCAAACAACCAGAAATAAGAATGATGCTTGTTAGCTATGCTGCGATGGAAGCAGTACACCAAGAAGCATATTCTTTATTATTGGAAACGTTAGGAAAGTCAGAAGATGAGTACAAAGCGTTTACGGAAATACAAGCAATGGCGGAGAAACACGAGTACTTAACTGATTTTAATATGAGAGATAAGTATGAGATGGCTAAAACAATGGCTGTCTATAGTGGTTTTACAGAAGGAGTACAACTATTTAGTAGTTTTGCTATTCTGTTGAACTTTCCTCGTCATAATTTGATGAAGGGCATGGGGCAGATTGTCACATGGTCTATAAGAGACGAAACTCTACACGTAGAGGGAATGTCTAAACTATTTCGTACATTTATACAAGAGAATCCTGAAATATGGAATGATAAGTTAAAATACGAAGTATATTGCGCAGCAGAGAGAGTAGTGGAACTAGAAGATAGATTCATTGACGTCTGCTTTGAGAATGCAGAGATTGAAGGTCTTACAGCAGCTGAAGTAAAAGAGTACATCCGTTATATTGCTGATAGAAGATTACTAGGATTAGGTATGAAAGCAATTTTTCATAGTACTGATAATCCTTTACCTTGGCTAGACCAACAGATCAATGCCGTTGAGCATACCAACTTTTTTGAAAACCGTGCTACTGAGTATGCTAAAGCTAGTACACAAGGAAATTGGCAAGATATTTTTAAATAAAGGAGAAAATTATGTCGACAGAAAACAATCCACAAGTAACTAATGAAGAACCAGTATTAATGCTTGATGATAAAAAATATGTTATTTCTGAGCTTAGTGACGAAGCTAAATATATAGTTGCATGTTTGAACAGTTTAAATGTTAAACAACAAAACTTTCAAATGGAACTAGATCAAGTTAGAGTTGCTACAGAAGGCATGACAGCTAAATTAAAAGAAGCTGTTGAGAAAGAAGACGAAGAAATAATACCTGAAGAGGTATAATAAAAAAGGGGCTTAACGCCCCTTTTTCTTTAAGTGTATATTCTCTGATACGCTTTGACATGACTAAAAACACCTGTATTTCTATTAAATACTAATCCCCAAATCCATATCTTATTTCTGATTGCTTTATCTGAGTAATCATAAGGAAATGTTAGTTCATTTTCATCACAAAATTCTTTAATATGTATATCACTAGAAGTTATATATAAATCAGTATGCTCACTTACTGTTCCGTCTGCATTATGTATAAAAGCTAAAAACCCATTATCCCCTATTTCAGAGTCTAATCTTGGAAGTTTTTTAAACGCTTCTGAGTCTATTAAAGATAGTGCGTGAGTATCTGCTATATCTACTACTATTTTTAGTGAAGTAGTTTTAGTTGTTAGGTCAAATTTTAATCCATACCAGTTATGGTATTTTGTATAAGAACAACCATAAGTAGTCTTTATACTAGAAGAAGCTTCTTCCATGTTATATAAAGATATGCTATTGTTATTATATGGCGGTCTATTTGGAGCAAATTCAGAGATTAAATTAGTAGAGTGTGAATCTGAAGTTATATTTGAAAAGTTGTCCTCTAATATTCCTTTTATTCTTTGACCCTCAGTACTATTAATATTATAATCTGTTCTACTATGAGATCCATTCATCCATACTTTATCATACATATTTGATTGTATCATCTGAACGTTACCTAGTCCTGTATTTCTATGAAAAGCATGCTTAACTTTTTTCTTATTATCTAAGTCATTATATCTATCTGCTTCCACAGTTATATATAAATTAGGATATTCTGTGTTAGTATATTTTATTTGCTCGTCATTATTAATGTATTCGTAATTTTCTGCCATTATACTATCTCTATAAAGTGAACCGCGCCATTAGTACCACCAAACCAAGTACCATAAAAAGCCCCACCAAAATCTCCTGCAACAGTCCATGACCATTTTGCATTAGCAAACCCAACACCTCCACTAGCTGTGTAAGTTGCTGCACTTCTCGACAATGTATTGTCGGGACTTCCGCTATTATCAGTTTGATTTTTATAAATATTCATAGTTGTCCACCCTGAATTAGGTGGCGAAGTTGTAGCTAAATCATCCTCAATTATAAAGTCCACAGTTCCCGTTGATACTGTACTACTACTTGCTTCACCTCGTAATCTTATTATTGTAACTGCTCTACTATTATATGTAAGAGTAGCGTCCCCTAAAGAACCTAAAGATCCAGACGAACTAAAACCTGAGTGTGCATACCCATATCCTCCAGCAGTACCAACAGTCATAGTAGTAGTATGAAAACTTCCTGCGGCATATGTTGCTCCATAAAAGTCAGAAAAAGCTATCTCTCCACTAGTAGGTATACTCGCTGTTACATTACTAGTAACAAAAGTTCCGCCTTTGTAGTACTCTGACATCGCCACGGGTGCGCCTCCACCTGCATTGGTTCCCCCAAACTCCTCTGCGATTCCATTATTTGTACCCGAGGTTTGAACAAGTTGAAAAGTTTTTGTACCAGTACCAGAACCTGCTGAGTTTCTCTGAGTTAGAGTAAGCTCCCATATCCAAACCGTACAAACATTAGTATTAAATTTATAATCTTTTGCTGATCTATCTAAAGTTAATCCGCCATAAGTTATTTGTTTAAAAGTATTATCAGAATCAGGTATATTTGCCCCTGCTAGTGCTAATATTAAAAACTTATCTGGAGCAGTACCATCAGGGCCTTTTGATCCATCTGCTAAACCCACAGTTACTACTGTTCTTGAGGTGCTGGATCCGTCAGTATAAGTAACAGTCAAACCAGAACCCATGGCGGCCAGAGAACCAACATCAGGTCTAACATTACCACCATCGTCCCAGTCTACACCCCAACCTACTGCGTCTTTCCAACCTGTTTGGCCTGAAGCACCTGCATTTAAGTTATACCCATATACAGGTCCTTGCCATATTGTTCTTGTTACAGTTGAAGTTTGGCCTGTATCTGGATCTTCAACTTGAAAATCTCCATCTATATCTCTACTAGTATTGGATCCCGCGGTAAAACTATCGTTAATAAAATAAGTAGTATTTGCTCCTAAATCATCTAATGCTAACTGTCCATTACTAACTAAAGTCATTTATAAATCCCAAGCAGTACGACACAAAGCCTTTACTACACTATCTTCTCCTTCTAATGATGTAAGGGCATCTTCTGTATACTTAGAAAGAGTTTTACTTCTTGTATTAATAATTGGCAAATCTGCATCATCTTCGTCATCAATGATGTCGTTATAGATTACTACAAAAGTAGGCCATGCAATATTTAAAGTAGTCTCAGCTGCTTTATCTATAGCAGGGTATACCTCGCATCTATGTAATTTAATTGTCTTAGTTATTGACATTTTTTCTCCTTTTTCTTGAGCTTATGCTCATTTTTTAATTATATCAAAATTTTAGTCTCTTGTCAAGATTTATTTTTGATTAGTTAAATCTTGAACTTGTTTTTGAAGTTCTTTTATTTGTTCTTGTTGCTCTTTCATAGCTTCAACAAGTAAAGCTACTGTATTTCCATAGTTAATTGTTTTAATAGTATCGTCTTTATCCTCAAACGATCTTACTTCTTTGATTAAGTCTGGTAATTCTTTTTCAAAGTCTTGTGCTATAAAACCTATAGAACTTCCTTTGTCCTCATCTTTCCAATCAAAAGAAACACCTTGTAGCTTTTGTACTTTTTCAAGTGAATTTTCTAAAGGTTGTATATTTTTCTTCAATCTTCTATCAGAAGTAGTAGTGGTAGAGTACGCTATGATATCTCCTTTTGCATGGAAAGTGCCGTCAGAATATGCTCTTTGTGCATCATTCATAAGCTTTAGAATATCAGGATCAGTTCCTTCATCGCAGTCTATTACCCAACGCCCTCCAGCTGCAATTACTACTCTATCTGCTAAGAATCTTAGATAGGTATTATCATCATCATTATGGTATATGTACTCATTCACTCCCATGTCACCATTAACATCTAATGTATAGGTTGGTGCTCCAGTTTTAATACCAACTTTACCATTCTCTACTATTTTTATTCCATAACCACTAGTAGAGTGAGATGCAATTAATAGCCCGTTGGATGTACTATCCGTACTACCATCATTATCATTTGAAAATATTAATCCTATATCTCCAGCTACTGACATTGGATTAAATCCACCTCCACCTAAGTTAGGAACAAGTCTCAACCAGCTTGTTCCATCCTCTATATTAATTGCTCCAGCATTTTCAGTTGATTCTACAACGTGAAGTTTATAACCAGGACTACCTGTTCCTAAGCCTACCTGACCTGTAGCATTTATATTTAAGTTATTTACACTAACACCTGACTGCATACCCATGAAAGCTCTTGAATTTTCTGCTCCAAAGTAAGTTGTAGTATCATCATCGGCAATTATAATACCGGCTTTATTATCTGTAGATTTAAAAAATCCTGGCCAATCGCTCAGACCGGCATTAACTGTAAGTTTATATGGGGCACTAGGATCACCAAGTCCTAGATTACCAATTTCATTTAATCTCATTTGCTCAACAGCATCTGCAGAGCCTGTTCCTGATGGGTGTGTTATAAAGGCTAAACCATTACCGTCACTGTCAGCGCCCCCATCATTTACAGCAGCTATAGCAGATGAACCTGAACCATTACAACTAAAAGATATAGCGCCACCATATTCATTTAACCCAGGCGTTGAAGTAGGCCTTAAATGTATACCACCTCTTGCTTGTCCCGAATTAGTTAAAACATACTTATCGCCTGCTACTTCTAGTTTAGCAATTGGGTCAGTATCTCCAATTCCAACTCTACCTATAGAAGCAGTTCCGTCATGTGTTATACTTAATGTTTCATAAAATTGTGGTAATCCATTACTGTCACTTCCAAATGTTTGACCAATACCAACATCACCATTATGTGCCGCCATTACATGTGTACCTCCAGCTGATCCCACCCCAAAAGTTAAGCCTCTAGAGTCTGTACCTGGCCTTGATAAGTCTAGAGGCCATGCATAAGTTGAACCACTTGGAATAGCTGGAGTTCTAATAGCTAATTTGAAGTCTGGAGAACCATCTCCAATTCCTACGTTGCCAGTACTCATAATTCTAAATCTTTCATTTCCCTGGGCGCTAGCACTATGGAAACGCCATACCATATCTCCATTTCCACCATCGTCTCTTAAAGCGCCGTACGACCACCCGTAATTAGCAGTGGTACTTGTATCAAATGTCATTCCTACAAAGCCAGTAGTATCAGTTGTATTATTTGCTTGAAGTTTTAAATGAGGAGCAGTAAATGCAGTTGTTGCTCCATTTGTCATATTTTGTTTAACAGTTAATTTACTTGAAGCCGAGCCTGATCCTGTTCCTATTCCAACAAATCCTGTTGCACGATCAATACAAATTGCAATATTACCACTAGTGCTATTATTATGGTTTCTTATAAGGAAATTATTGCTACTATTACCATCGGCTAAAAGCGAAAACCCATAATTCAAAATACCTCCACTGCCGTTACTTGCTTCTGAAAATTCTAGTTTAGAGGTATGATTTCCGTTTGTGCCATCACCACCAATTGTAACTGTTGTAGCTTGAGCATTTCCCGAAGCTCCTAGTATGTGCAACTCTGTTTTAGGGTCGCTAATTCCTATACCAACATTCCCATCGGCTTTAACAGTGAAAGCTTCAAGTCCACCAGCACTGTTGTTGTGCATGTTAATTCCAAACGTAGGAACTCCGTCAGTACCTTTTCTCATTGCGTTTAAAGTGACACCAAAATTATTAACAGTAGAGGTTGCCATTGAAATACCAGTTCTTCCAGTTGTATTTGTAGTAGACGTGGCCTTTAAGCCTAAATGAGTGTTAGAAAAAGTATCTGATTGAGACCTAGCAACACTAAGTTTATTACCTGGAGTTGATGTTCCGATACCAACTTTGCCATCATGTGTAAATCTTGTATTGAATACTCTATTTCCAGTTTTAATATCAATGTGTTCAGCAGAACTTCCATCAGAAACAAACTCAATAGCTTGGTGATCAGTTGTATCAACTCTCATACCCAATCTGTATGTTGTATTTTGCCAATCAGATGTAGATGCTGTTCTTTCTTCTTCAAAATCAAGATGATGTCTTGAACCTGCAATGGTGGCATGTAATTGAGTATCTCCATCAGTATTACCAATATTTGCGCCTTGTACTGTAAATCTACCATCCATGCTGCCTGTATCACTAGTACCTATAGAGACTTTATCGGTGCCACCGTCTACAAATATCATTGCATCGTTATTATTTGATTCTACTCTGAAATTATAATCATTGGAGGCATCATTAATAACAAGCTCAGAAGTAGTTAGTTTTAATCGTTGCGTGCCATTTGTAGTAAATCCTAATTCGTGGTTAGCTGGACTATACATACCAGTATTTAAATCACCAATAAATCCATAAGCAGACAAGCTAGTCGTACCAAGTCCAGTTCTTACACTTCCAGCAAATGAGTTAGGAACAGGATCTACAATATAAACTCCTAAAGCTGTGGTAGGTAATGTTCCTGCATAGTTTCCGTAATATAATGCAGCAGTATGTGTTGGAGCAGCACTTGTATTATTATCATATTGAGATTCAAATACATAAGTATTTCCATATATGTCTCCACTACCTGTTGTAATCTCTACTTCACCATATACACCCCTTGCTGTGGGAATACTTGCACTATCTGCCGCATTGAAAGTCTTAAAATAACCTGCATACATTGAATTTACATCTGAAGTTGCGTTATCACTATAGGCTACGGCCTGAACACCGTAAAGAGTAGTAGTTGAACCAGCACCACCATTATCTTCAGCCCTAAAATAACCACCAAAGACATTACTTGTTGTACCTGTCGTTGGAGTTGCAGTAGCATCTGCATAAACACCATATACTAAATCTGCATCACCTGTACTATCAAGATCAACGTACATACCATAAGCTCTATGCTCATTGGAGGTATCACCACCTGTAGCGGTGGAATTAATATCCATGTAAATACCTCCCTGCTCTCTATCTCCTGTAGTAGCAGTGCTACCTGAAAGAGTAGAATAGATTTCTTGCGCAAAGTACATATCATTATCAGGATTTGTTTGATTTGCTTCAATTCTTAAAGCACCGCCCGCTTGGTTATCAGCCTCAATATACAATGCACCTGTCATTGTATCACTCACATCACTTCTTAGATATTTTGAGTCGGTTTGAGTTGTTATATCAAAGGAACTTAATTTATTGTCGAGTTGTGTTTGTATATTACTTGTTACACCGTCTAGATAGTCGTATTCAGTTGTTGTTACGCCTGAATTATATAATCCTACAAAATAATCAATGTGTGCTTTATTAAAATGACCTGTGTGCCATACTTTGACAAGACCGTTTCCTAAAGTTGTTGTAGATTGATCAGCGTCTCCTGTAAAGTAAATGCCCATTGGATAGTCACTGGCATGATCGCCGTGACCTGGAACATTACTATCAGCGTCATTTGCATCAAGTATCATCTGCATTGAGCCAGAAAAATCAGTTAGTTCTTTATTTTTGAACTTAATTAATTCAACATTGTTAAGTTCATTACCGTCCATGTTAATATTGCCAGTCATTGTGCCACCAGCAAGTGGTAGTTTAGTACTGTCTGCTACTGTAATACTTCCTGAACCATCAAAAGCTACTCCGTTAATATTTACTGCACTTGTTAATTTATCAGCATTTGGATGATAGTTGTCTGCAAAAGCTCTTTGCCAAGTACCATAACCTGCATTATAGTTTGATCTAAAATATAATCTTGTGTCGGTTGCGCTATATGTTTGATATAACTGAGTTGCATTTCCTGCAGATTTCTGCACTATTAAAGAACCGGCATGTGCATTTGGATAATTATTTCCGGTTGTATCAGCATTAGAAGTCTGATAATAGAAACCTGCGTTAGCTGCTATAAGATCATTTAAGTCTTGAGAGTTACTTAATTCCCCTGCCCTTACTGGGGCAGAATAGGCCGGCAGTCTTGCACTACTAAGTTCTCCTGATGTAATTTTTGAAGCTGCGAGACTTGGTATTCTTGCGTCAGCAAACGTACCTGAAGTAGTCTTTGAAGCTGCGAGACTTGGTATTCTTGCATCCGCAAACGTACCTGAAGTAGTCTTTGAAGCTGCGAGACTTGGTATTCTTGCATCCGCAAACGTACCTGAAGTAATCTTTGAAGCTGCTAGGCTAGCTATTCTTGCTTCAGCAACTGTTCCAGACGAAATATTAGTTCCATTTAATGAAGTAAGGTTTGCACCATTACCAAAGAAACTTCCTGCCTGTATAGTGCCTTCTGTAATATTATCCCCGATTGTAGTTGCTGAACCAGTATTTGTAGTTGTAATAAATCTAAATCTATCACTACTTTCGTCCCAAAAGAATGCAGCATTATGTCCTGTACTACCACGTTCAAATATAAATCCGATATCTTTTGAGTTTGCTCCTGTTAATCCAGAATTTAATTCAATTAAAGAATCAGTAATAGTTGTATTAACTGACGATACAGTTGTTGTTGTTCCATTGACTGTTAAATTATTAACTGTTAAACTGCCTACATTTGTTAAATCATTACTATTTAGGTTTAAAGTTGTAGCCATAACAACATTACTATTAGAAGCACCAAGTGTTAAAGTAACTCCACTAGTTCCTCTTATTTCTCCATTTTGTTCAAAGACAATATCAATATTATTAACGCCATCTCCTATAAAAATGTCCGCATTAGTATCTCCTAAGGATATATCGCCTCCTGGGTTAGTTATTATTAAATTACCACTACTATCTGTTTCAATTTTTGCATCGATACTTGCTGATGAATCTTTGAACTCAATTTTTCGTGATGCCGGGGTTATTAGTACATCATTGCTCATTTAAGTCTTCCTCCTAGTCTTTTTTTCTGTTGTGTAAAACTGTTTCTAAATTGCGGTATTGCATGAGGATTTACACTTCCTCCATTTCCTTGTAAAAATTGTCGTTCATTTACGCTACCATCTAAATAAAAATCAAAGTCTTTAATAAAAAATCCTTCAGTTGCATTTCTATTATTTGACATTACCCCTATTTTATAATACCTACCAAAAGGTTCGGGATTAATTGTTATTTGTACTTCTTCATAGGCAGAGTCAAAGGCACTAGTAAATTGTGTAGTGTACTTTTTTCCTCGAAGCGGTCTATTAGTTGTTGCTGTAAATCCTAATGCATTCTCTGAATAATTGCTTTTAGTATCTATTGCAAAACCAAAAGGTCTTGTCCCACTAAATCCTGAGACTGCTTTACATTTTACTGTAAATCTACCTGTTGTATTTGCGGGTATGTAAATAGTTTCTCCCATTGAAGGGCTATTATCTCCTGATTTATATCTTAAAAAATGCCACGCATCTTCATCTTCATTCCAGTAAGCTTCCCAATAATATCCGTAAACATGGACTCTATCTATTTCATGTTGGTGTTCTACGCTGACTAATGCTGTAGAACCCCCTCCTCTACTATAGTGTGATTGTCTATATTGTCCGCCTTGATTTGAGTCTACGGGTCTATCATTTGTTACTGTTTGATACCCGCTGAGGCTTTGTATAAAACAATCTAAGAATCCTGCTTTTGACTCTATAGCAGATTCTGTTATTGTTCCATACCTTACGCCGGTAAATTTGCATCTCCATATATTTCCTGGATGGGAGTTTTGCCACCCAGCACTTGCATAGTCAGTTGCGTCTATAATACAATTGTGCATATGTCCTCCAAGTCCTTCATCATACTGAGTAACTCGTAATCTATTATTAGAACGACTAACATAATTATAGGAAATATCAAACAAGTCTGAGGAGCCTTCAAATCTCATTCCAAAACTTCTTTGCCCTGCTGACAAATTACCTATAGCACCTTGAAAAGGCTCATAATGAACAGCTATACCATCATCTCCATAAAGTGAGATACAACCTCTTGCTACTGTTGCTCTGCAATCATATAACCAAATACTTCCCCAATCTCTTTCATGCCCTGGATAATGTCTTACTGTTAAACCTTCACACCAACTACCTCTGTGTAAAACTGGTATTGTTTGTGTATACGTTACAGGAGGGCTTTGTGTTTTATTTTGTCCTCTTAATACAACTCCAGTTCGTGTATTAGTATCACTATCGCCCCAGTTATGAAATTGTATATCCTTTAATACTATACATCTATCATATCCACTTCTGTGTTCGCAATAAAAATGAGCAAAATCAGACCCATCAGTAGCTACAGTATCAAATACAATAGATCTATTAAGTACCGAAACTAAAGAGGTAGCTACTACTTTGTAATTTAATACAGTTGATAATGTTACAACATTTCCACTTATGCCTGAAATAATATAATCAAAACTACCTGTACCGTTCGCAACATCACCATTACTAGGATCTGCATGATCGGTGCTACCTGAAGCTTCTGATCTTCTTTCAACAAATATCCTGGCTCCCACAAACATTCCACTTGTGCTTGAAACTGTAATACTTGATGCGCCACTAGCTGATTCTGCTGTTGTTACTGTTGCCATCTTTCTAACTTTTGAACCTGACGGGTGCGGTTTAAGTGACCCGGCTCTATAAACTGTTGTCCCAACTACACTTCCAGTAACTGATGAGTTTAATACAATAGCATTATTAGTGTAGTTTATACTTGATATTGTTTTTATATTTCTATTTGACCCTGTCCCAAAAATAATTTGCATTCCCTCACGGAATACCTTCGCATTAGACACTAAAAGTTTAGTTCCACTTGCAGAAGTGACCGTAGAGTTTTCAGGTCCAACGTAGTCACGGGTGTATAGCGTGTTACCGCTAATATCATGAATCCAGAATCCTTCATCGTCGTATCTGGTTCCGTCATTTTCTGTTGAAGTTGAAGTGTAATTATTTTGATAAATTTGTACCCAGTCTCCAACACCATATAATGAACCATCTGCTACAGTATGAGTACATACATTTCCATCAGTATCCGCAGTTGTTGTTGTACAATATCCTGTAGGGTTATCTCCTTCAATAATACAATGAGAACCTGCTGAGTTATCAACCTGGAACCCATGATTATCTCCGTTTGCTCCATTCCATGATATTGTTAAGTTATCTTTAAAATGTACAGTTGCAGGTGCAGAACTACTTGAAGTTTCTACTCTTATATTTCCATTCATTTTTAGTGTTGCATTGTCTGCATTTGTAAGTATTCCATTATTTGCTACTTTAATATCTCCAAAACCGTTTGTAGGCTCATTTGATCCTGTAAGTGTTACAGTATGGTTAATAGTAAGAGTATCTCCATCTCCGGGCGTGCTTCCTCCCCAAGTTGAACTTGCATTAAAGTTTCCATTCTGTGTGCTGCTATATGCTGCCATGTTGCATCTCCTCTATTTGTGCTGTAATTGTTAAAATTTTATCGTCTCCATCTTCTATAAGTGTAATTACCTCTTCGTATTCACTAAATTGTAGTTTTTCTACGGAGTTATCAGACTTAATTTTTAATTTAATATTCATTGTTCTATACTTAGGTTCGCTCATACTCGACCTCCAATTTGTCTACGTCTTTTCTTTCTGCTTGTATATAATAGAAATAATTTTCACCATTTACAAACACCTTATTGTTTTTTATGTCTTCAACATAAAGGTTCTGTCCACCCCCGATAGCCGTTAATTGTACTGTAATCGAATCCTCATGAACAAGATCCACCCAATAGTCTGGTAGTAGTATAACTTTTTCTTTCGATTTGCCTCGGACATATACCCCATTCTCTGGGCCCTCTAATGATCCATATCTTAATCTCCAGTCTCCTTTCTTCGAAGGATGTTCAATATCAAAAGATTTTGTAGTTGCTGATAATAGTCCTGTTACTGTTACACCTGTTGAGGTTGTTTCTAATTTTTTACTTCCATAATGAAAAAGCTTTAATGAACCTTCAGAGCCATCTGCAAATAAATATGTTGTTAAACCACCTGAACCATCATCTGACTGTATAAAAATATCTTTATCATTTGATAAATTGTTGATATATAAAGTGCCTGTACTGTTTTGAATATATGAATCTGTGGCATCGTGATAAATCTGTAAATCTGATCCATTACCAAACTTGGCTCTTGCATTATCACTAAATTCAAATGCATCGTCCGATCTATCAAAAGATATTCCTCCAGTATTAATTCCGTCAAATAATACATCACCTAGTACACTTAATCCGAGCATTTGGTTAGAAGTACCATTAAAAGTACAGTTTCCTCCAAAATTAGCAAAGCCATGAGCATAAAGGTTACCAATATGCATTTCAGATGTTGGATCATTTGCTGTATCAAAAAGTGTTGTACCTGTTGTAAGTGTTCCAGCTGTTAAAGTTCCTGAGTCACTTACACTAGTACATTGTCTCCAAGTTGTTTCTATATAAGTTTTTGCATAGTCTACGCAAGTTGCCCAAACATACATATTTCCTGCACCATCATCAATTAATCTTACATGTACTCTATCTCCTGTCCCTTCTTGATCATCATGTTCATACCACCAAGTTCCTCTTGCAGTTCCACTTCTTTGTGCAAAATGAAAATGAATTGCACAGTTGTTTGTTGATGAGCCATAGTCATGTGCAAATCTTACTATACCTTCAACTCCTCCATCTGCATTTGCACTATTTTCTATTTTACCTAATAGGAAGCTTCCTCCCGCATCCCCCGTCGATAAATAATATTGTCTTAATTTAACATCTGTATTATTTGCTGAGTAAAGACCAGTTTTTAAATGCATTGTTCCTTGATCTAACTCAAGACCTGTAGTTTTTAGCGTTAATTCGTATGCAGTACTTCTTGCTCTCTGTAAAACTAAATCTTCGTCGTAAGAAGCAATAATACCAGTGTTAACTTGAAGTCCTACATTAAAATAAAAATTACTTCTATCAGTTTGAATATGTGCATGACCTGTATTTGCTGGCCCAAATTCTATATAACCATTTCCAGTATTATGTTTAAGCATATCTCCTGCATGCATTGAGAGATAGTTAGTACTAGAACCACTTAAATATAGGTTTCCCGAAAGAGTAGCGTTACCTGAACTGTTTATTACTAAATGAGATGAACCATCTGTAGCATCAATAAAACTAAAAGCACCTGCGTCATTAAAATCTATTCTTGATTGATTATTACCGTTTTCATCTTGGTATCTTACTTGTGCTGAAGCCGCACCCTTTAAATTTAAAATAGGTATACCACTAGGATGTGTTGTGACTATGTCAAATGTTGGAATTGATGAAGAAGTAGATACTGTTAATCCAGTACTATTGATAGTTCCAGTTACACCTAAAGTAGAGCCATCAAACGTGAGATTTGCTTCCGCATTTGCGTTTGTTCCATCTCCTGTTAATACTCTATTGTTTACGTTGTTTGAGATTGATACGCCACCACTTTCTGTAGCAAAGGTTAAGTTTCCTGAACCATCTGTCTGTAGTACTTGATTTGCGCTTCCGTCTGTAGTTGGGAATGTGTATGCATCATTAAATGAAATTGCACCACTAGTAGCAATTTTTAGTCTTACTGTACTATTTGATTTTAGACCGAATACGTGATTTGAGTCTGTACCTACATAACCAGCAGCAGATTGAGCTTGAAGATTAATTTTTGCACCACTAGCTCTTTCAACATCTATTTCGGTATTTCCTGTAGATTTTACGTGTAAATTATGAGTTGGATTAATAGTTCCGATACCAACATTGCCATCTTCATCAACTACCATTTTAGTACTAGGTGCATTATTGTTTACACCACTTTTAGTTGTTTTAAAATGTAATTCATTACTACCATTAGTAGAAGTTGATCTTATACCTTCAACACTTGCGTAATATAGTGTGTGGTCATCATTTGAAGCTGACGTATCAAACCTTATGGCTCCACCACCTCCAGTTTGATTTGTCCCGGTTTGTCTTAGAAATATAACACTAGTAGGGCTTGTTGACATATCCTTAGATAGTTCTAATATGTGATCGGGTACTGATGTTCCGATACCAACGTTACCGCCATTTTTAACGGTAAGACCGACTCCACTAGTGTCAAATAGATTTATATTTTTATTATTATCAGCTTGAATTGTAAATTGATTTGAACCATTGCCTACTTTTCCATATCGTATATTATCTCTATAAATTTCATAAGAAGAAAAACTTGCACCATTATCAATTCTAATGTGACCTGCAACTTCTAAAGCCTGATCTGGTGAAGTTGTACCAATTCCAACGTTTCCTGTTGAGTCTATGACTACTTTGGGACTTGATAAATTATCATTAGCATTATCAAAAGCAAAATATGTTTGTGAAGCAGGTATTCCTAATCTCCAAGCTGCACTTGTTGCACTTTCAAACTTTTGGTTTATTAAACCTGCACTTGCAGTAGTTAAATGTAATTTTGCATCTATATTAGTCTCGCCTATACCAATGTTGCCTAAACTATCAATACGCATTCTTTCTGTATCTGCGCCACCATTAATTCTAGTGTAAAAACGCAAATTTCCACCATAGTCCCAATTTGTAGTATTTTCTTTACCGCCACGAATTGAAGCTAAGTGTGTGACATTAGTTCCTGTATTATATTTTCCAGTAAATACTATACCGCTTTGTAATCCGCTATTATATGCACTTGTTTGTGATAGCTCTAAATTATATCCATCAACGCTATCAAAAATTGCAACTTTTCTACTAGGACTAGTTGTTCCAATTCCAACGCGACCGTTTGGTCCGTCTACAGTAAATATAGCATTTGTAGTTTGTGCAATAGCAGAATTAAAACTCGTGCCATTTAAAAATGTAACAGCCCATAAATTAGTATTATTATATAAAGATCCAGAATACCAACCATTATCTGATTGTGTATTATAAGAATAAATACCTCCACCTCTAGCAGTTGATTGAGTTGCCTTAAGTAAAATTGAAGCGGGTGCATATCCTGTATTTGTTGACTGTGAAATTTCTAGTCCATGTGAAGTGCTTGTAGAATTTACGTTTAACTGACCACTAGTATCAATACGAGTTTCACCTGTTGCTGTACCATTTCCATTAGGTCTTAAATAAACATAGCCACCACTTCCTGAACTAGATAAAGTTGCATTAGAATCAGAAGAAGTAAAGTGTGTATCTGCTGTTACTGTTCCTGTAAAGGTGGCGTTACCTGATGAATTAATAGTTAATCTTCTTGTATTACCTGTTTTTATACTAAGACCATGACTGGTTGTTGTACCAAACTCCATGTCTGTAGTTGAATCTGCATAAGCAAAGTTTGCTTTAACTGCACCACCATTTCTTTGCCATTCAGATAATGCAACATCACCATTAGCTGTATAAGTACCTGTAAATCTAGCTACTACAGCCTCAGCAGTTGAGCTTGAAACATCTAATTTTGCAGTTGGTGCTGATACCCCAATACCAACGTCCCCACTATCTTCAAAAGTAATTGAAGCGGTACCAGAACCAGAATTATAAAAATTTAAATCACCAGTAGCATTAACACCCATCTGCCAACTTTCACCGCCACTATTTTCTTCTATATGAATTCCCTTATGCACAGAATTAGATCTTACCATAAGTGGGAAAGAAGAAGTTGTGTCTTTTCCCCCTATTACTACATTTTTATTAAAGTTCCATTCATCTTGGGCTGATGTATACGTAATTGTAGCATTTGCACCATCAACTGTAAGTCCAGCACCATTTGCTGCAGTTGCATTAGCAGCACCATCAGCGATTGTGATGTTTAAATCATCTACTGAAAGTGTTGCAGTATTAAGAATTGTTTGGGTTCCTCTAACTTCTAAGTTACCATAAACTATCATGTCTCCATCAGCACTTAGAGTCATGGCAGTTCCATCAACAGTATTTATAAATTCAAATCCGTTTCCTGTTACACCTGTAGTAGCTTTCCATGTTCCCGCGAAGTTTCTAAATTGTCCGCCATTTGCTGAGTATAAATTTCCTTGTGAAAAGAAACCTGAAATATTTGCATAAGCTCGAGTAACACCATCTACAATTAAGTTTAACCTATCATTACTTCCATCAGCTTGAACGCCTATACCAGTATCTGTATGTCCCTTAAATGCAAAACTTGGAGAAGTACTTAAATTCGTGTCTGCAGCATATATACTGTCGTCAGATGTAATTGACCCCGCAAAATTAGCATTACCTTGCCAGTCTACTGTAAAACTTGTGGCATTTGGGAGAGGAGAAGTAAGACTTGCATCAACCTGTCCTCCGCTTGTAGTTCTTCCGTAAGAAAATACATTATCAGCAATAACTATAGCTCCATGCTGCGTAGTTCCATTACCTGCAGCTTTTACAAGTAAATGATCACCTATAGTACTATTAAATGAATTTATAATTATTTTTTGCTCGGAGTTACTTCCCCAGGCACTTATATCTAGTTTTATTATATCTCCACTTGAATTAATTTGGATATCGTCAGTAACGATAACACCTTTCTTTATTATAAAATCTTTATTAGCCATTTGGTTTCACTCTCCACCTTAAATTGTTATGCTGTGACATACTACTTTAAATGTCATATTATCTGTTGTAGCTGGGGTAGCTATTAATTTTACGTTTCCACTAACTATTGACATGTCAAAAGTTGCTTCTGCGTCCCCTGTAAATATTGATCCATACTCTACAAATTTAACATTTGTACCATCATGAACTGCTAGTAATTCTGTAGTATGGTAAGTACTATCTGTATTATTTTTTATCTGTATTGTGATTCTTGCTGAACGGAAAGTTCCCGCAGAAAATGTATGTATTTCTGTTGCTGTCGATTGAGTTGTTGTTGTTGTTGTTGTATCAATCCCGTAAATATCTTGTAATCTTACTCCATTATTTGCACTTATCTTAAGAGGGCCGTTGTTCACATTAGGGGATATTAGTATACTTGCTTCTGTAGTACTCCCATCCTTAAACCTAATTGCACCTTGTGTCGCTGAATCCATAACAATTAAACTAGACCCACTGCCATTGGTTGATTGTCCTATAGTTAAAGTACCTGATGCACTAACAGGACTTCCCATATTCTCTATTTTTAGTCCAGTATTTTTATTATATGTAAGACCAAACTGACCAACTGCTCCACTAGTTCCTGATCCAGTTATAACTCTATCTGTCTGTCCGTCTGTATAAGTACTAATAGTATTAGAACTCCAAGTCATTTCTCCTGCAGTTGTACAAATAAGAACAGAGCCACTATTAGCAGGAGCAGAAGGAGGAAGTTGATATGTTATACTATCCCCAGTACCGATAGAAGATCTACCTTTTATACCTGTATACTCCGACCCACTGGCTTCGTAAAATCTTAATTCTTTATTAGTAGGGATATTAACTCCTGCTGAGCTAGTACTTAATCTTTCTTGTCCGTCATAGTAAAGTTCTACTGCACCATTTTCACTAGCATTAATCATAAGTTCGCTATTTGCAGCGTTCATTAGATTAAAAGAACTTGTACGTACTTTTAAGTTACCAGTACCATTATCGTGTATATAACTATTACTACCATCATGGTATATTTGTAAGTCTGAGCTATTACCAAAAGCAAGAATTGAATTGTCATATATTATACCTCCACCTTTTGTAATCCAAGGAGAAGTATTACTATTTTTTACATTTGTAATACCGATTTGACCTATATATCTGTTTGATGTGCCATAGTTATCAATAGTTACTCTTATTCCTTGTATACTCCAATCCCCTGGGTAGCTAATAACATTATCAATACTAAATAAGTGCCATCGGCTTCCAGCAAAAGTATAGGAATCATCGTATGCAGTTTCCCAAACCCCTGAGCTATTCTTTATTTCGATTGTAAGATCAGAGGTAAAACCGCTATGAGCAAATATTGCAACTCTTCTAGCGTTTACATTTGAAGTTGCACTAAAAGTTGCATCAATTGTCCACTGTACAGGATTATTAGTTCCATTGGAAGAAGAAAACGATGCATAGTTATCTTCAGGCCTAAATACTTGTAAAGGATTTGTAATAGTTCCCGTAGTAGAAGCAGACCCCCAACGGTCTACCCAGAGACATTCATTACCTTGAGCTCTGCTTAAAACTACTCCGCCCTGTTCTAAGTAAGTTCCTATATAAGTTTTATCAGTTGATGCTCCACCTACATGTAGTAAACTATCTGGCGAAGTTGTTCCGATTCCCAAACCAGTAGAAGTTACAGTAACTTTATCGCTACCTGCTACTGCTATCTTAAACTTGTCATTTGATGGAAAACCAATTTTAGTATTACCATCGTTATAATGTACTATGTAGTCATCAATAGCTATAGAGTCTGCACCTAATACTGTTAATCGGTTACTTGGATTATTAGTTCCAATACCCACCCTAGAATTAGAATCTACTACAAGGGTGTTAGTTGCTGCACCTGGTTCTATTTTAAATGGGCTAATATTATTAACAATATCATAAAAAGTAAATGAGTTATCAGATGCCTGTACGCCATGATTCCATTTTTGTTGATTGTTAATAGCATACGTTATTCTTGCGTTATTGGTTGTAGTAGTAGATGAAACTTTTAATTGAATATTTGAATCGTCTCTTATGTCAAGAGCATAATCAGGCGAAGTCGTTCCAATACCCAATCTCTCAGTTGATGCATCCCAAAAGAAACCTTGAGTTGTACCTGTCTCCTCATAGAAAGAAACATCACCACCTGAAGATATTTGAATAATATTGTCAGTTGAACCACCTGCTCTAAAAAATATACGACCATCTGCTTTTATAGTAGTATCAAAATTATTAGATAAAATGCTTGTTGTATTGCCTGAAGATGTATCAACTAATTGCAGTTCAGCATTTTCTGTATTTGCTGTTAAAGTAGATCCATCCCAAGTAAGTGTAGATTCAGCTTCTAATGTATTTGCTGTAGAACTACCTGTTATAATTCTATTATTAGCATTATTATTTATAGTTGTTCCTGTATCGTCTGCCCACTCCAAAGTAGTTCCGGAACTAGGCCATTTTAATAACTGCCCTGATGTTCCTGTAGCATCTGGTAATACAAAAGACCCTGTAGCAACACTTCCTTCAACTGCTAAGTTACCTGAATTTGAAACAGACATAATTCTTGAATATGTAGCTGTACCATCAAAATAGTTTAATGCAAACCGACCTCCAAAGCCATAGCCCATACTATACGCCTGAGTATTACTACTTTGATTAATAAATGCTAGTCCTTGATAAAAGTTTTCTGAATTACCTGGAGGACTATCTATTTGATCATTTTGTTTTATTCTTATACCGGTAGTCGTTTCTATATCAAGCCCGGTATCTGGTGTAGTTGTTCCTATTCCTAGTCTTTCAGTACTGGAATCCCAAAAGAATTTAGCGGTTGTGCCTGTGTCTTCATAGAAGGATATGTCTCCTGTATCTCTTTGTATAGATAATCTTTGTGTTTGTGAACCAGCACCACCTGTACCTGTAGCAATTACAAAATTATTATTACTGCCAATATATTTTATATCTGCACCTGAACTTCCATCTTCCATTAAAGATATGTTAGATGTTGTGCTATTAACTATTTTTAGTGCATCACTTGTTGTAACTGTTCCTTCTATTGTGATATTCCCTGTTAAATCTTGTTGAAAAGCGTTTGTATTACTGCTACTACCTATATTTAATACACCTGAAGCATTTTTCCATATTCTATGACTTGTCGCATGACTACTTGTTATAGCTATACCATCACCATGACCATCACCACTTTGTCTGACATTTAAAACACCTGTTGAACTTACACCTGTTCCACCATCTACAATAAATGTTCCATCTATAGTTCCCCCATCAGCAATTAAGTTTCCTGTTACGTCTATGCCTGTTGAGGTTGTTTGTAGTTTTGGATTATTATTGTGATAAAGATATACAGAACCATTGGCGAAAGCTGTAAGATAGACTTCGGTTCCATCACCTCTTTCTAAATGAATAGTATCAGATGCTATATTTAGTATGCCAGTACTATTTTTAACAAAAGAATTTGAGTTAGAACCATCATGGTAAATTTGTAAATCGTTAGAGCCACCATACATAGACTTAACATTGTCTAAATGTTGATTATGTTTGCTAGTTATAAGATAACCATTACCTCCATCTAGCCTAAAATATTCTGCTACACCACCACTACCATCATCACTTCTAAATACAATGTCTTGGTCATCAGCATAATTTGTGATGTAAAGACCACCTGTGTAATTTTCTATATTACTATTGCTAGTAATACCATTATGATAAATTTGTAAATCATTACCTGCACCAAACTTAGCTTTATAGCCATCGTTAAATCCTAAGTCACCATTGAGATTAATACCTGCTGATTGTGTTAAAACTTTTTGACCACCTACATTCAAAATAGCATTAGTATAATCAGAGCCATCTGATGATAGTTCCATTTCAGCACCGCCTGTGCCTGAAACAGTTACAATAAATTTACCACTATCTGCTTGATTTACTAACCAATCATAAGTTCCAAAAGTTGTATTGTTATGTCTAATGTGTGCATTATTTAATGTTAAGTCAGTATTAAAATTAAAGACTGTGTTATTTGAAGTCCAATATGAACTCCCACTACTATTTTTAAAAGATACTGAGTTTGTACCTGCTTCAAAATAATGACTGTTGTAACTAAAAGTTAATCTTCCATAGGCTGTAAAGTTTCTTGCTGAATTTATAACAGTTGTGCCATTTATTTGAATATCACCTCTACCAACATTTACAGAACCACCAGTAGATATAAATAATGCTGTAGATGTAGAGCCATTTCCTGATGTATTGTTATAGTCAGTCCAAAAACTCCAAGCACCATCTCTATACATTGCCGCAGGTTCATTAGTATTTCCTGATGTTGGGCTAGTACCATATATTCTTAATGAATCGTCATCCCATGAAGGAATACCTATCCAAGCATTTTTAACTGAATTGTTAAATGCAAGTCTTGCATCTACACTTCCTGAAGCTGAGTTAACAGTTATATTTTGTGATGATGTCATACCATCAGTAGTTACTGTTCCTGTTACGTCTATGCCTGAGGATTTTGTTGAAATTTTTTGTGAACCATAGTGATACAAGATAGTTTCACCAGTAGAGCCATCTGCTCTAAAGTAAGCTGATAGACCGCCACTACCATTGTCGCTTTGTATAACAACGTCTTTATCATTTGTATTTTGTCTAATGTATAAATCACCATTATTATTTTTAAGATATGAATTTGTACCATCATGGTAAATCTGTAAATCATTACCTGCACCAAACTGAGCTTTTACATTGTCTGGGAAGGTTGTGCCGTTGGCATCTAGGTAGGCTTCTATTTCATCGGTTACGGCTACGCCTGTTTGGGAGAATAAGTTTAGGATCCCGGCGGTAAGTCTTAGTTCTGCTACAGCACCGGTAGAAAATGCACGTGCAGTAGTGTCGTCCTGGGCCCTGACAATTGTAAGCGTGTTACTACTTCTAGCAGTAACTTTAACAACCTCTACATTAGTGCCATTATCAAATGTACAAAAAAATGTATCGCCACCAGAAAGGGAAGGAAAAGCGCTACCATCCGCGACTGTTACCGAAGTAGCCGAAGATGTTAGGCTAGATGCAAGGGTTGTTTTTGCATTGTTCTTAAAAACAACTGCCACAGGTTACTCCTTAAAAATTAAGAAACTGTTACAGTCCAGGTAATTGTCATTGAGTCAGACGCGCCTTTGTTTACAACTTGAAATACAGTTCTGCAAAGCATAGTACCGCTTGATGAAGCATTAAATAAGCCTGCTTCTGTTATAGCTCCTGTACCTGTTCCTGCTGGAAAAGTATCTACGTAAGTAATATCCGCTCCGCTAACAGTTGTAGAAGTTAAAGTAGTTCTAGCTGACTGACTTCCTAAAGCAGTATTACTAGCTGCTGCTGCAGTAGATCCTGTTCCAATAGCCATATGTGTCATTGCAGTAGTAGTAGCATCTTTCATTCTTGAGGCTACAAACCCTTTACCTGCGGTAACAACAAGGTTGTCAACTTCTTTAACTGTTTCGCCATTTAAAGCGATAGCTAACTTACCTTTTAAAATTAAACCGTCGTTTATCATAGTTTCTCCTAGTTTAGTGTCCCGATATTTAGTCCCGCTGCGTTAAAAACGCTATGGCTTTGAACGGTAACAATATTTATAACTTCTGATATTGTAGCACTATCTGTATGGGAATTGCCAAGAGTTAACGATAATGCTTCAGAAACCGAAAAGATATCAGATTTACCAAGGTTCTGGGATATAGACTGCGTATCACTTAGTGTCGGAGTGTCTGATAGACCTTTTGTAAAAGCGAGTGTCTCATTATCAGTAAAACTAAAATTATCTGCGTGTATAGTAGCTACAGCTAAATTAGCCGCGTCCGTAAAATTAAAGTTGTCTGTTTTACCTAAACCTAGGTCAAGCTCTTCTGTATCCGTTAAGGTCGATGTGTCTGTTACTCCTTTAGTAAAACTTAAAATTTCTGTGTCTGCAAACGCAAAACTATCGCTAAAAGGCTTTATAGCCTCTATAGCAGGTAGGTCTGTAAACCCGTACGTGTCGCTTAGCAGCTTAGCAAATGTGTACGAATGCTCATCTGCAAACCCAATAACGTTAGTTTTGCCAGAATCTACGTCAGTTTGTAGGGGGTCATTGACAGAAGCAATGTCATCTAGGGATATAGCGTCTGCAAAAGATCTAGAGAAACTAACTACACGACTAAATACATCTCCTATACCAAAACTATCTGTTTTATTTAACTCTGGTTGTAGAGAAGGAAAATCTGATAATGGTGCTACATCGGTAGACAAAAGAGCATCGAAACTAAGTGCAGGCGCATCTGTAAAACTAAAAGTATCTGTTTTGTTTATACCAGAACTAACAGTTTGTATATCAGATAGGGTAGGAGTATCTAATACACCTTTGTTAATACCTTTAAAGTCACTATCTGCAAAACTAAAAGTGTCTGTATATATGTTACTTAAATTAAGACTAGTAGCATCTGTAAAACTAAAAGTGTCTGAGTATGATGGCTGTACAGATAGAGATGTTGTATCTGTAAAAGCAAAAGTATCATCAAACTCACGTAGGAATGTTATTAGTATGTTTATGACTTCGCTAAAATCTAAAGAATCGCTAATAGTCTTACCTACAAGAAGTTCTGGAATATCTTGTATGACTGGGGTGTCAACTAGAGACTTACCTACTTCTAGTGCTGTGTCCTCTAACATTGTAAGAGTTACAGCGTTAGGCGAGTTATTTTGCGGTATGAAATATAAGTTCTTACTATCAGCATCTAACAGCACATCTACTGCAGATAAATTTACATAACTAACTAAAGAGTTAAGGTTAACGTATTCAACTATTGTCTGTAATAGCTGGCTGTGTATGGAGCTTTTAGGAGAAGTAAAATTAAGACTAGTGCGAGTATCAACTTGCGATACTACTATCCTAACCTCAGAAAAAGAGACGGACGCTTTTAGATCTACATAACTAAGTTTTGCACGAAAGGCCATTAATCAAAATCGTCACGAACCTTAAACTTCACTAGGTCTTGTACTGTTTGGATTTGTCCGTTTGATTTAGTAAACTCTAGTTCACCTTCATACGTACCCGCTGCAGTCCAAGTTCCTGTAGGGAAAGTTAAAGCACATTCGCCCCCGCTTGCATTTGTAATGGTAGCGGTGATTGTTTGTAGTACTGTAGTTTGTCCTACTTCTCTAATACGAAATTTAACGCTTCCACTTGATAGATCAATAGCAGCCCAAGTAGTTTCATTTTCTACATCAAGTGTTTGTCCTGATGCTGCAGTGTTGCTGTCTTTTAGCTTAAATGTTAGTTCTGGGAGAGTATCTCCTACTACTAATTTTATTGTGTCTGAATATGCCATAACTGATTATACCTATAAATTGTTATAAAGAGGAGTTAAGTCTTTTAGGTTTAAATCTCCTGTAAATAAATCATACCCCTTTTCTACAGTTGGGCCAAGAGGTCCTACCCACAGTGGATCTCCATACCTTTTTTCCGACATAAATAAAGGTAAAGCTAAAGTAAAAGGACCAAGTACCCCTGATCTATCTATAATTTCTGTACTATATTCGCCCCAATCCATTTGCTGAGACCTTCTATAATCTTTATCTTCTGGGCTTACGCCTGGTAACACCCATGCTAAACCAACTTTAAATCTTTCACGCAAATCGAAACCTAACATAGTTAAAGGTAATAAAGTTGCAGCTCCTAAAAACAAAGGTACGGCTGCGCCTTTTAAACCAGCTTCTGTATACCTACTTTGCATTTCATTCATAGAACCACCCACGATAGTTTTACCATAAGCGTAAAAGAAAGATTTAAGTTGCCATACTAAAGCAAATCTAGGGTCTGAAGCCCAAGTCGGCCTTTCTGCAGCGTTAGGTCTTACTATGGATTCATCTACAAACCTAGCTAATGCTAATTTTATTTTTTCATTGCCAGCTTCGTTTATGTTACCGCCAGCCCAAGAGTTTACTTCTTCTGCTGTTAAACCTAACTCTTTTAAATACCTTACCGCTTTCTGATCTCCGGCAGCAGCTTTTTTACCGTTGTCTAGTAAAAACGTTTTGCCCATACCTGCTGCAAAGATTCTAGTAAACCTAGTAAATTGTTCTAAGCCTATAAGCCTAAAGAACTTATTTGTAGCTTTTTTTGTACCTTCGCTTGTGTAGTCTAACTCTCCAGCGCCTACAAAAGTTTCCATCATAGCGTCGATACCTACAACTCCTATATCTTTAGCAAGTTGTGCGGCTTCTTCTTTATCTTTAATCATACTAAATATTGTTTTACTAGCAGTACGCAAAGCCCCAAAGTCTTTGGATCTCAGTATCGGCCCTGCTAAATCTGGAAAGGAAGCAAAAGTAGCAAACGTTAAAAGAGTACCTACGTTAAAAGCTAAACCTACTTGGTTGGCTCCTCTAAACATACCGTTAGATATTGGCTCTACTTTGCCCATCATAGCCATAACTGTTTTTGTTGCCTGTTCACGTTGTTTAGGGTCTTTTATTTCCTTTAACAATTCTTCTATTTTTTGTGGTCCCCCCCTTTTATTTAGCTCTGATTTTTTTAGAGTGTTATCTACATATTTTTGTAAAGCCCTATGGGGGTCTTCTAAAACTTTTATATCTCTTAGACGTTGAGTAGGAATTCTAGAGTATAGTTTTACTCTAGCTTTGGCTAAGCCTAAAGAATATCTAGCATAGCTAGGTAGGTTTCTTTGTTTTTTTAACTCTGCTAAAGTTTCTTCTACTGTGCCTAGCTCTTCTGCTTCTTTTAGAGCTGCTAATTCTATTTCGTTAGTAGCATCTGAAAGAGTTATTTCAACACTTAAATTAGCTTCAGATTCAGAAAGACCTGGGTTAAATTCCATTAATAATTCTACTAAGGATTGTTTCTTGCCATCATCTCCAGCTATTTCGTTAATCGCTAAAGAACGAGGAAAGAAATTAGAAAGTTTATCTATGCCTAATTCTTTTAAATCTTCTTTTGTATAATATTCTTCAAGCCATTCTCTTATTCTTTTAGCTTCAGGAGTTTTTAGTTGGTTTGTAGCAACGTTAGATTCTGCTTCTAGAAGTATATTCATTTTATCTTGTGTCATATCGCCCGATTTGGTTACGCCTAAAATACCCTGTACCTCATTCATAGCTGCTCTAGCCTTTGTCACATAAGCTGTTAATAAACCCGTAGCTTCCTGACTTTGGGATTGTCCCCTGAACATTTGAGCTAAAGCTATACCTGGCTTACCATAACCCCTAAGTAAATTGTCTTTAGCAAACAATACTGTCTTTAGAAACTCGCCTGCCCCAACAATATTTCCTGTTTCTTTTAGTCTGTTTACAGTTTGTTGTATTTTTTGTGGGGCCTTAGGATCGCCCAATGGTATTTCCTTACCTATCTTTTCTATTGTTTCTTCTATTTGTGCACTAGCTAAATACTTGGTCATAAAGTGCCCAGGGTCAGTATTAATTCTTTTTAACTCTGTTACATAATCAGCAAAAGCAGGGTCTGTCCCATATCTTCTTTTTGCAAAATTACTAAACTCTTTTACAAAAGCTTTTATCTTACCTGCTATTCTTTTAAAGAAAGAATCTGTTTGATTCTGCGCTTTTTTTGTTTCGTCAATTAAATAAGAACCTACTTGATCTGACATCCACTCATTAAAACCTTGGTCATCATTTGTATACTGGGCGGTATCATTAGTTTCTCTTTCAGTATTATAAGCATCGAGTAAACCCTGTCTAAGCTTAGAATTTTTTAAACTACGGTCTAATTCTTGATATACAAAAGAATGACCTATCTCATGGGCTACTGCAAACGCTCTTGCACCTTGCTCTGCTTTATTAAAACCTTCTCTAGTTTGTATAAGTATTACATCAAAATTAGACCCTTTTATATTCATGCCTCTTGTATTACCTTCTGGGCCCATTTGCCCTAATGCTATTTGCACTCTGTTTGCTAAATCTGTATCGCCTTCTAATGCTTCAGATGTAATATCCTCTGTAGTGCTAAAAACCTTATACGATCTATTTAGCCCTAACTTAGTAGCAGCTATACGTTTAAAGTCTTGTATAAAAGTAGCGTCTAGGTGTTGTTCAACAGTGCTAGTAAAAGATATACCTGGCTTAGGCCCTCCTGGTTTACTTGAACCTTTAGCATAGGGATTCTTAAATAGACGTCTGTTATATTCATCTTCTGCTCTTTGATCTGGGGTAGGTTCTGTCGCCCCTTCTGTTTCTCCGACTTCTACTTTACCTTGGCCAACTGTTACTTCTGTTGCTACATTAGGCCCACTTAAAACTTCGCCTTGTTCGTTTTCTAAAGGCCTACTTACTTTTCTACTTCTATTCTGTTCTTGAGATGATATATCTGTATTAGGGTCAAAGCTAGGGTCAAACTCTTTAGTTGTAACCGAACTTTGTTGCCCCCTTTGTAAATCCTGTAAAGTGTATTTATCTTTGCCTTTGTTTTTCGTATAAATAAAAGCTCCAGGGTCTTTAAGAGTTTCATCACTTATTAGTTTGCCATCATAGGTAAGACTGTAATTACCTTCCATAGCTCCTAAAATAAAAGCAAATCCGCTTAAAGCGCTACCTAAATCTCCTGGAGATGCAGGTTCTTTATAGCGCCTAGCTAACACTCTGCCTTGATTTACTAAAGTAGGCATATCTATGTTTTGTGGCCCCTTAGACTCTGGCGTTTCTATCTGAAACCTACTGCCATAGCCTCTTTTTTTTGCAAGATTTATGCTTTTAGTTATATCTACAGTGGAAGGTTGACTAACGCCCCCTTGATAGCCCATATTATATTTAATTAAATTAAACCCACCCCTATCTGTGTTTTCATTTATTTTATAAAAAGCACCGGTAGTATCATTTACATTTTCGGCTACAAAAGATTTTAACAAGCTTTCTGAATATCTTTTTCTATTTACATTATCTTCAAACTCTCTTTCAAACTGTTCAGGCACAAGCGCTTTAGCTTCTTCTACTAAGCCTCCATCATAAGTTATGTCTGTAGAGGGTATAGCCCAAACTTGTTTACGCGCTTTATTTTTTTTGCTTTGCCTAGGAGTTATTGGGTTAAGAAAAGACCCTCTGCCTTCTTCTACAGGAGTGGGTTCTTCAGTAATATTATAAAGATTAGCTAATTCTTGTTCTTCGTTCATAAACGAATCTTGTTGTTCGTTTTCATCTAAGCCTTCATCTTGCATACGTTCGCCTACGACATCTTCTAAAGGCCTACTTTTTACTTCATATCCTGGAGTTTTATTAGCTACCGCTTCACCTGCTGCTATAGCATCTGCTTCTCCCTCTCTTGTAACAGACTGTTCCCATATCACATTACCTTTAGGGCTTACTACACTAACGGCAATAGTGTCTCCAGCTGCTCTTGCTCTTGTGTACCCAAGATTATTAGCTAACCATCCATCTAAAAGGTCAGTGTTAAGAACGTTAGAGGACATGACGTTTGCGAAAGACTCTGCTTTTTCAGGATTGGTTGTATACAAGGTTCCTACTTTGTTTATGTCTACAACTTCCATAGTAGGGTATTTGTTCTGTAGGTCTGACTCTATCTCACCCATAGTTTTTCTGTTAGCTTCTACTACCCACACCGCGTCTTTGTTTATGCTAGAAAGATCCATAGCTTCAAACTGATCTAATAAAGAATCTTTGCTTTCTGGTAATACTGTACCCACTCTTGCATCAAAATCAGCTTGAGCTCTAATTTCGTAACCTTGTTTTGTCATATCATAGCTTTTTCCAGCTATAGCGGAAGGTGTACCTATTGCAGTACCTACGCCTATGCCACCGAAGAACCCGGCAAACAAAGCGTTGGCCCTATCTAAGTTCGCCATAGACCTCGTGTAATCTTCGTCTATTCTAAATTTTTGTTGTACGGACAATTCTTCTTGTCCTGCTTCTGCTAGCCCTTCAGCTACTGCAGTTGTTCCTGCAACCTGGGCTATCCTACTTCTTTTACTCATAATAGGAGCATCTTGAAATGTATTAATTCCTTTTGGCTGTCTAGATTTAATTACATTTCCAACTGATTTAGCTACAGCAACCTCACTGCCTAAACCGATTGCAGCAAACCCAAGACCCTGTAACCCAGATTTAAAAGCAGAATCTGCTCCTGTCATACCTTGTTCTGCATAAGTTCCAAAAGCAATACCTTGTCCCATTACTTGTTCTTGGGAACCTGCTCCAGTAAGAGCCCCTGCCTTAGCAGCTGTTCCTATTCTTTTTTTACGAATATGGGCATAAAGATTATCTATCATCTTCATTTCTTCAGGTTTCATTGTTAAACCTGTCTTTTTATTATTTGCTTTTGCGCTTTGTATACCTACATATTTGTTAATTACAGTTTGAACCTCTTTCTTAGTAGTGGCGTCTGCTGCTATGCTTTGTGGGATAATAGTTTTCTTTAGTGCATTTGTTCCTACTTTTCTACCTACAGCTGCTGTTACTCCCGCACCAACACCAGCGCCTGTCATAGCAAGTCCTATACTAGCTACAGCAGAAGGAACGAATTGTCCTGTTGCTTGTATTGCCTGATTTATAAACCCGCTAAAAGTAGGTTGATCTAAAAACTGTTCAAAGTTTTCTGCATCTGCTAAGTAATAAGCACCAGAAGCTTGTATTCTTTGGGCTTCATTTAAGCTATCTTGCATGGCATATTCATTACCCATAAGAGAAGCTAAAGAAGCATTAAAGTTACTAACTTGAGCTGCTGTGTTAGAAACACCAGTAGCTACGGCTGCTTTAAAAAGCCTAATCGGGTCATCTAAGGGTTGTATTTCAGGAGCTGCAGGCGCATCAGCTAGGCTACTTGCTACTGCCCCACTTGGTACTGGGTCTGTATCTGCGAGACTACCCGCAACATTATTTTTTAATCTCTTTTCCGATATCACGTGGATCCTCTGCTATATAAGCTAGTAGTAAGTTACGGACGTAAGAACCTTCTTGGCCAAACCCGCCAGTAAGACCGCCTATTTCAATACTGCCATCTAAAGTCTGGCCTTGAGCGCCCACGTAGAATATTTCATCTATTTGGCCTCGTGAATTTTTAGTATACCTCACCCTGTCTAATATTTGACCTAAGTCTGGACTTTCTCCCCCTCTAGTAAACACATCTTTAAACCAGTCTTTTGGGCCTGATGAACCATTAGCTTGTACAAGTCTTTCAAATAATATACCTGCAAGGTCTTTTGATGCGTCTCTACCAGCTTTAGTACCACCTTCTATCTTATATCCACCTTTACCATCTGGTGTAAATTTAGGCGTGGTTGGGTTCGATTCTACTTTTAAAAGTTCTTCTCTTATTCGAGGTGCCATTGTTCTTATGTCATTTGGCTTACCTAATTTATTTTCTTCTGCATCAAAGGGGTACAGAAGGTCTACAATATTAGAATAAGATTTTACAACTTCATTACCTAACGCCCTTGAACTCTCTCTTAGACCATTCTGCCAAGTAATAGTACTCTGTGCAAAACTTGCTTGAGCTCTTGCTTGTGTACCATACGCATCGAATATAGTCATATTGGCTGCGAGTTGCGCTGAGTAATTTGGTACCCTACCATCTTTATCAACACTAGCATTACCGGCCATTACATTTGCCATAGTAAGTCTACTTACATTGTTTGCTTCGGGTGTGTCAAAAGGTATTTTATTTATATCTTCTGCGCTTTCTACACCAAACTTAGTAATTACTTCTTTTACTTTATTAACTAAGTCGCCATCTTTACCTGCTTTTTCTAAGGTATTTTTGTTAGTTTCAAACCAAGTATTAAATGCTTCGCTGTCATCTGCTGAAGTAGGTAACTCTGTAAATTCATAATTTTCTAAACTAGATGTAACTTTTACTTTAGAATCGAAACTATCGTATTGTTTTTGTAGTTCTTCTCGTTTAGCTTCTGTTAAGTTAGGGTTATCTAATTGTTTTTCTATTGCCTGTTTACGAGAAAGTTTTCTTTGTTCTTCGTCCGCTTGTGCGTTTTCGATAGAAGCTGTATCTGTTTTTATGTTTTCTTGCACTTGATTAATTAGATCTAATTTTTGAGTTTCCCATCTTTCCTTTTCTGATTCGTACCTTTTGTCATCTCTGGTAGTTTTTATAGTGGTCTTGCCATCTCTTTTTTCTAAATCTTTGTTTCTATTTTTTTCATTCCTGTCTAGGTTAGTTTGAGCTTGTTTCCATTTAGCTTTCCACGTATTTCTAAAACGTCCTTCGCTTAAACCCTGAACTGCTGTATCAATATCGGAGTCTGCTAAAACACTTTGCGGGGTTAAAGTGTTTACAAAAGCCCCAGCTTTTTGAGCTTCTGGGGTAGAAGTATCTAAAGTAGCCATAGGTAAAGATAAGCCGTCTGTGCTTTTAGCCTTATCAATCCCTAAGTCTGTATTATCTATTGCGCTTTTATCTACTGATGGACTTATTAATTGCGTAAGCTCTAATAAAGCCGATTGTTTTTCTTCTAATGATAAATTACTATCATTATCTATTTCATTAGTAAGAACGCCGATTTCATCTATTTGGGGTTGATTAGATTCAGACTCTCCTCTATTAGGTTTTACTCTAGAATCTATAGCCCTGTAGTTTTGAGTCATAAAATCTTTAAACTCGCCTGGAGTCATTTTTACTACTTGGTCATTTTCATCTTCAGATGAAAACCATGTTTTAGGTCCAAACTTACCATCAGGCCTTTGTATGATAAGGCTTACTGTCTTGTCTTCATTTTGCACAAACCCTGCTACTTTACCTTTTGCTTCTTTCCCGTCAGTAGTTTTATAAGTTCCTATGGAATTTGTAGCATTTGCTATGTTTAACGCATAAGGTCTCTGGGGTTTAGATAAAAGATTTTGTAACCCCGTGTCTTGAGGGCCTTGTTCTGTATTAGATATAACAAAGTTACCTTTATTATCAACAATCTTATTAGACTGTAGATAATTGGTTAACTCAGTATCATCTCTAAGGTTACTGAGTCGTTTATCTTCTTTTAAAGCTAAAGACTGACGCTGCTCACCATATGTAGGTCCAAATGCCTCGCCTATCCTACCTAATAATCCTACTCTTTCTTTTGCCATATTAAATACCTAAAGCTGCGCCTATTAGAGCCCCGCCTAACCCAACCATATTACTATGGTGTTGAGCTTTTGCGTTTTTATAAGCTGCTGCTCTTTGTGATGACATAGCAGATGCATCACCTAATCCAGCCATAGAACTTTGATTAACACCCTGTCCAATACCTATTAATTCATTTATCAAAGCATTGTTTATTTCTCGTTGTTGTACTCTAGCATTATTAGATGTATTAGTTATACCTAACTGCCCACCTCTTTGTGCTGTTGCTTGTTGTTGTTGACGTTGAGCGTTAGACAACCCAGCACCGCCATACCTTTCTGCATTTCTTTGTTGTACTTGTGTAGCTATTTCGTTTTGTTTTTTCTGATCTTCTACAGCTCTTTGTCTTAAAGAATCGTCGTCAGTTAACCCTAATAATTTTTCTTCAAAACCTCTAAAATTATCTACATAACTCATGTAATCTTGTCTAGTAATACCAGCAAAAGTAGCTTCGGGGTCTTTTACGTTTGGTAAATTAGATATAGAGTCAGTTTGCGCAGACCTATTATAGTCTCGCATAGTTTGCGTTCCGGCATATAGGGTTTCATATAACATCAGTCATCGTCCTTGGTAGTAGTAGATTCCTCAGTCTTTTTGCCAAATACGCTGTCAGGACCAAAAAAACCCCCTTTGTTTTCTCTATCTCTATCAACAACCCCATAGGACAGATCAGTAACTACTGCGAAATTTGCATTTCTTCTGGCTTGTTTAGCTTTAGCAAACTGTAATTGTTTTGTAGATTCTATTCGTGCTGCTCTTGATAAACCCTGTTGGGCATCGGCTTGCATACCCCTAGCATTTTTTAGAACATTTACTTGGTCGCCACGCTTAGCCATCAAACCTTGGGCTCTACCTTGCAAAGCTTGCGCGCCTGCTGCTGAAGCCAAATCCGCAGAGGTATCTACAGATTGCGCAGCTTGTAGACTGGGTCTAGATAAAGCCTGCATTGTGTCGGCTTGCGCACGACCCGTTGCTACTCCTTCATAGTTTTCATTACTACTTCTATCCCTTAGTTCAGTTAGTTTAGGTAAATATTTTTCTTGAAAATACTTTTTTTCAGCTAAAGAAGTAGAAGCAAGCGCTTTTTCTTGTTCGCTTGCCTGATACTCTGATGCTTTAGGTTTACTGCTCATTTAACATTTTTCCTATAAATTCGTGTGTCTAACTCCCAGCCTATTTGCTTTGTGTACGATTCCATTTCGGGAACTCGTGATCTCGCTTCGAGATACTTACAACCTGCTTCTTTTGCTAAGTCGTTAAACCATTCATCGTGGGCCAACCAATTATGGCCTCCTTTATCATAAGTATACGCTATCCATAGCAGTAATGTCTTGTCTTTTGTAAACGTATCAACCTCTACAGTCAACACCAAAAAACCTACAGAAGAAGTGTAAAGAAAGGCTCTTTCGTTTACACATTCGCTGTAAACATCTTCAGGAATAAAAGTTAAAAGCGGGTTTGCTTTAAGTATGTCAACTATACCTGACCTTACCCTATCCCAACATTTTCGTATGTCGGTATATTTAGGTAACTCAGTAGTCGATCTCCTTTCCGTACTTTCCATACCGTCTCCTTGGTAATCCTATTCCTTTGTACTTAACTGTTCTTTTTACGCCTAGGTCTCCGCCTCGGGCCCTTAGTTCCGCTTGTGTTATTTCTAAATTAAACTGATATAAATATTCTTGAGCTGCGCCTACGTCAGACCATTCCCTACTTGGCATACGAAGAAGTCTATATAAAGCACCGTATATAATAGCGTCTCTGTATTGATTAGATATAGTAGTATCTACATTATTTGAAGTCCTACTAGGTTTAAGTGCCACACTTGCGATAACTTGTTTAGAGCCACTTGCTACAGGTACTATCCAAAATGTACTAGGGGTTTTTTGTAAATACACATGGGGGTTGCCTTTTCTATCTCTCCAGTCTGGATAGTTTAGTTCTAGGCTACGAGGGCTTATCGGATCCATGTCTTTTCCGTCATGGGTCATATACAAAACTTGATGTACTTCTGTTCCAGTAGGAATATCAAAGTCGTATTCATACACACCCGCAATCGTGTTAAACGGGTCCATATCTAAAATATAAGCTTTTGATCTTTCGCAGAACTCTATTGCTGCAGCTCTTATGTTTTGTTCAACTAAAGAGTCTGGGCATAAAGGTACGTAAGGTAAAACTTCTTTAACTAAAGAAGAGTAAGCCGCCACATCTACCTACCTTGCTGTTGTGTCATCACCTTTGGAACAGCGCCTATGTTAGATACTTGATCGTTATTTGGGTCTAATAAAGTCTGAGCTTGTCCGCCTTGTCCAATACTAGAAGTAAATAATTGGTAATGGTTTTGCGCTCTTTGTGCGTTACCTGCGTATTCTGCATCTTTCATGTACGCTCTATACAAGACAAAATCTATAATTGCATTTGCATAAATATCGTCTACCCCAATAGTGCTACTAGTAGCTGTTAAATCAGTTGGGGAAGCTGAATAAACAACTTCTACAAATGCGTTACCCGCTACGCCAGGATAAACATAATAGTTTCTTGGGTCGTCTTCATCAAACATATAGTGTTTGACTATAGTAGTATGAGCTGCATCTCCAGAAACAGTTGGATCATGCCAATCTGGTTCTTGGGTATTTAAAATATCTGGGTTAACAATTCTTATTGCTCTTTTACCTGTAGCACTTCCACCTGCTGCAGACATGTTCCTTACTACTTTAATTAGCCTAAGGCCCGCACTAGGTAATGTTTGTTTTGTACCCGTTGTAAGTTGTACATTTGTTGTTGTAGCTGAAGACTCGGGTCTAAAGTTTACAATCTCTCTTTGTGCATCGTTTATATATCTAATTAATTCAGCTTCAGGCCATCTAACACTAGTAGTGTCCTGTAGAGTGTCTTTAATCCTGCTTAATAAGTTAGCGCCTGTCAGTGTCCCTGCCATAATTTATCCTTACTTTTTTGCTACTACTTTCTTCTTAGTAGGAGCTTTCTTTTTTTTAGTTGGCGCTACGCCACCGTCATACGCCTCGTTTACTTCTGGTGTAGATGGATCGTCCGCTTGTAATTGACCTTTGTCATTTCTAGCTCTTTTGACCTCCGTGCATCCATTTTGTAAACAGAGTATGCCTAATTCATGTCCTACTTCTTTAGGTTCTCCAGCTGTTAATCTAACAACCGCGCCCCAAGTAGAAGCTACATACTTATCTTCGTCTGCTACTATCCACATAATTTTTACTCCTTAAATATAGGTGGCCATAACAGCCACCTATAAAATATACCACAATTAATAAGCTACATCTAATCTTATTACACCGAAGTCTTCATTCTGACCAGAAACGTCTGAATGATAAACTGGCTTCTTAAGACCGAATATCTTACCTATTGAAATACCGTTTTGGTTGCCATAGTCAAATGTGTCTTCAACTATTTCTGGTACACCAATGTCAGCCATTGCTAGTGCTTGTGCACCTGCAAAGATACATGCGGAACCGTTAACGTCTGCGTTAGCGCCCCATTTGTATCCAGCTGAACCAGCATTACCTGATGCTCCACTTGTAGCTCCGTTTGTGTTAAACACATGTCTGAACTCGTGGATCATAATACCGTCAACCATTAGGCTTGAAGAACCTGCGAATAAGCTTGAACCTGGTCCTCTTACTCCAGCCTGTCTTACGTTAGCAAGAAAATCTGAATCAAGTTTTAGGTCAGCCATAACTTGAGGTGTCACAAACAAGTGATACGTCTCGTCATTTCCAGCTCCTCTTAAACCTCTAATGTAGTTGTCTTTAGCGTAAGCTTTTAAGTCAACAAGAGCACCATAGCTAAGTTTGTCAGCTGCAGCAACTGCAGTAACATCACCAGCTACAATACCATTAGTGGCATCGAATCTTCTATGTCTATTAGAAGTTGGGGCTGTTATATCCGATCCAAACGCTAGATCATTA